TCGGCGCATTTAAGCGCACATTCAAGTTATCAGGCGGTCAGGCAATGTTCGGCTATGTTCGCTCTGCTGACTTCATCCGTCCGCTAGTTGGCGCATCAGTTGCGGTTGTTCCGATGCCTCGCCTAATGCCACAAGACAACTACAACTTCATGATTTACGGCGCTATGGGCCTGCAAATCCGCAACGACTACGCAGGTCACTGCGGCGTGTTCAACTTCTCCAACGTTGCGTAATATTGCATCGTAAAGTTGTGTTAAAATGAAGGGAGCCTAGGCTCCCTTTTTACTAAGAGAAAACCATGAAGACATACGAACTAACGGAAGATTTCGGCGGCTTTAAAGCTGGCGACAAGATTGAAACAAGCGGCGATATTGGTGAATATTTTGCGCCATACGTCAAAGAAATTGAGCCAGCAACGCTTGAGGTTGCTACGCCGAAACGGCAATACACGAAACGAGAAAAGGCCGAGTAAGGACTTTTTTTTACTTTGTTAAAAGGTGATATAATGGCATAAAGATTTTCAGGAGCTTAAAAAATGTCAGACACTCGCTCAGTAACACTCAATCCAACGTCATTTGTTGCGGTAGTAATAGGCGGCACTCAGGGATTTATGACAAACCGTACAGGCGACCTTGTTTATTATTGCGTATCAGCAACACAGCCTGCTGATAGTTTTGATACAACACATATTCTTGCGCACGGTGATTCAATCCCATTCACTTTTGCTGTCACGCAAAATATCTGGGCTAAATCTACCGGTGACGGCGGACGATTGATTGTTACTGAGGGTTAATTATGAGCTTTGGACAATGGCCTAGTGATTTCCTTGGAGTGCCACTTGAAGAGCGATTTAACTTCAATCCGCTGACGTATTTTTTATATTCTGGAATTGACGGTGCATGGTTCGACCCCGAAGACATGTCCACCATGTATCAGGATGCAGCAGGCACGATCCCAGTCACTGCCGTTGGTCAGCCCGTTGGTAAGGTTTTAGATATTTCGGGAAACGGCAACCACGCTACGCAGAGCATAACGGCATATCGCCCAGCTTTAATGCAAGATATTTATGGGCATTACTATCTAGAGTTTGACGGCATTGACAATTATATGTCTCTTGGGGATGTTTTTGACGTTGGTATAAATGGTGTATCTATGATCGCGGCGGTAACAGTCCATGGTGGCGATAGATATCCGATTGCTGGTAAATCCATTAGTTCAGTCCTCCCCGGACGATATTTTCTCGGGGCCAATTCAGCTTCGTTTGCGTATGCCGGGCAATGCTTAATTGAATACTGTGTAGCATACACCCCCGTGATAGGTGCCCCCACAGTTTACAGCATGACGCTTTCGGCAGGGTCGTCACACCGGATGTCGCTTAGAGTCAATGGCGCCCTGATTGGCGACGTGCCAACGTCATTACCCGAAGCGAGCAATACATCACTTGACTTCATGATAGGTCAATACCCCAATTATGGATATCTGAACGGCCGTAATTATGGTCTGATTGTTACCGCAAAAGCGCTATCAGTTGGACAAGCGGCGATTTGTGAGCGGTATCTATCCCGTAAATCAGGAGTCCAATTATGAGCAACTGGACTAGAACGTTAACCGTGATCGTGCCTGAATCGCTGATGGCGCAGGCGAATCAACTTGCGCTAGCAATTGGAAACAGCGAAGACGATGTGAACACATTCCGGCAAGCCGATTGGACAGATGGCGCCAGCAACTATGCCGTGGCCCATACGCAAGCGGTAGAGCAAATCATGGAATATTTCGCCTTGGTGCCGACTGAACTGGCATCGGGCGTCGTGTTTCCTACGCTGCTAATCAGCGAGTCTGGCCACGGCGTACTCGATATGGACATGACCAAGGTCCAGGTGTTCGTGGACTGTGATCCATTTACAGTGTTCAACTTGCTGAATATTACGCGGAGAGATATTGCTGAAATCGAGGTGCAGTAACATGTTCGTTAAACTAGATCCTTATAAAATGCACACGATGGATGGAGGTGCGTTGATTGTAGCTGCTTGCGATAAACTATCTGAATATGGCATTGAAAACTTCATTCACTGGGATGATGAGATCAGCGTAGATATCTCCGGAGAATCGCACGGCGTTATGATTGATTATGTCGCAGGTGGAGTGCGTTTTTCAAAGTCATAGCGTACAATCAAAGCTGCGTAAATGAGTGCTAAGGGATAAACAATGGCGACAACGGTCGGCTATACAACAGATGATGAATATTCTGCATATGCCATTTCAAGAGGCTATGTTTTAACTGGTGATTCGTTGGTGCATTTGCAGTTAGCTATAGATTGGTTGGAATTACAGCCATTCAAAGGCGAGAAAACAGATCCATTGCAGGAGCTTGAATGGCCGCGAGATGGGAACACTGAGATCCCTGATAAGATTGTTCAGGCCCAGCTCGAAGCGGCGCTGGTTTACAATGCAGGCGGTAATCTCATGGCGTCAATAGGCAAGATGGTTACTGAGAAAACTGTCGGGCCAATCACCACAAAATGGTCTGAGAATGGGCCGCAAACTATCGCATATCCTAAGCTATCAATGCTATTACGCGGATATGTCAGTAATGGCTATGGTTCAACGCAATTTAATGTGAGTCGATGATATGAGCCTGGCAGACGCACAAGCAGATATTGAATCAGCGCTCGAAGCGCTCATGGAATCCGGTGAGACCGCTGTTTTCAGCTACCAATCCGATCCGGTATTTGATAATGACACAGGCGATCTAATTTCAGGCGGTGCAAGCGGAATACAAACAGCCTACGGATATCCAGAAAGCTACTCGAATTCAGAGATTGACGGAGCAAGCATTCAGCGCGGAGACATTAAGCTGATTTGCAGTGCTGGCGCATTGCGTCCTGTTGTTGGCTGGTTGTGCCTGCTTGATTCGGTTAATTATCGCGTCATGAACTGTGAGCCAATCCGAGAAAGCGGCGTTGATGTTATTTACTATGTGCAGCTGAGAAAGTAGCCATGAACCAATCAATCTACAAAGCAATGCGGGCCCACTTAAACACGCTATCGAATAAGCCGCCGATTGCATATCTTGATCAGGCATATTCACCGACTGGTGTGCAGTATCTGCGAGAAGGTTTTTATTCTGCCAGTCCAGATCATCTTGCTATCGAGTATGGCGGGACAACTGACCATCGCGGCTACTACCAGATCGAGATATTAACTCCTAGCAATAGCGGTGCGGCGGCTGGAATGGACAAAGCCACATTACTATCAGAGCATTTCAAACGTGGGCGCTATACTGGATTTGAAGTGATGCGCGTTGATTGGGTGCCAACAGGTACAGAAGGCGCATATTCTGTTATCAGGATGTCAATTTACTATCGGCTGTTAGCATAATGGCAATCTACCAACTGCGAAATCTCGATAGGTGGGTGAAGAAAGTCGGCGGTGACGCTGATAAAGTGACTCGTGCTGTTGCGCTGCAAATGACGAATGAAGTCATCAACAGGACGCGCGTAGATACTGGCCGCGCTCGCGGTAATTGGCACGCTGAAATAAATCAGGCAGAAGAGAATATTTTTGAGTTTGCAGGCGGCGGCGCTGCTGCCATTCCATTTGCATTAAGCCACTGCAACAAGGCGATATCTGAAATGTACGGGCATCGATGGATTCTTTCGAATAACTTAGCCTACATTTCTAAACTAGAGTCGCTAGATAGCATGGTGCGCGGTACGGTGCTTGAGTTTAATCGTGCGATTGATGCGGCTGTGAAAGGATTGTAAATATGGTTGCACTGACAGGTATCGAACCTGAATCGTTCCGGTTATGAGCCAGATCGCTTTACCTTAAGCTACAGTGCAATGGTGGCGCATCACGTAAGATTCGAACCTGATTACACCGGTGCGATACCGGTCACCGTAAGCGCACAAAAATCACCTTTAGCTAATCAGTAATTTTTGCTATCGGCTATCTTTCCACTAAGCTAATGACAACTAAAACCGAACGCGAAATAAATATATACTTTTAAACAAATGAAAACAAGCGCGTAAGTCGTTAAACTCAGAGGCGCTTGTCGAATTGCTACTTAAATCCGATGGCAGGGAGTGCTAGTTTGCACCTGTTTTTTGCTAACTGAAAAACATCCTTGTATTCAAGGCCAGCATTTATCCCGTCACTGACTGCGTTTGCAACAATCTTTTCCATCACCGCAATATCTCCAAGCGATCTTGCGTCTAATGAGTTAAATATACCGTCAAATTCCCACGTGGCTGGCTCATCGTGCTCAATTAGAAACAATAATGTTTCGTGAATAAATTTAAAAATGTAATCAAAAAGCTCATCCGATTCATCGGTCTTTTCAAGTGTTGGTAATGTTGTGAAGTATTTACCATCGCAAAAAACTGGAACGACCCCATAGTGCATCATATGCGATTTAAACTGATCACTGCTTTGATATGATGCGTCGCTAAATGATGCTTTAATCTTTTCATACAAATCAAAACATTCATTATTATTGATAGCTAAAGTGGTTACGTTTGCATTTATGGCTTCAACAGCAACCGAGTGCCCCACACAAAACCACTCACCAGCAACTCTAAAACTAGATAATAGTGCGTGTGATTTTGTTTCGCATTTATAGTAGTCGCCACTTTCAACAACATAAATATCGCAATCGCATCTCGACATTCCGCATTGAGATAGAATCGCATTAATTCTTTTGTCAGGATTTGAAGTTCTTCCGATTTTTGTTTTGTTTTTAAATGTAATAGCGTAAACAAAACCATTCTTTCGCGTCATGGCATAATCCTCGTAGGCGGATCGTAGATGATGTGATTTTGCGGAAGTGCATTCTACGTTATGCATTTTCGGTAGCTAACCTATCCGCAACTCAATTATAGACCTAGATCGTCTCAGTCTCAATATGCCACTATTGGCTTATTTAGTATCGTAAATGAAATTAAGTTAGTCAAGATAGGCAATCGTTAAAACCTTTCAATAACTACACATCAATAGTTTTATGCTATCATTGACGGCGTCATGACAATATAAGAGGACGCTCAAATGACTGTTTCAACCAATGCCGGTAATAAGTTTTATGTATCGACAACCGCAACACCGCCAGCAACATATGACGCGACAGGTTATGGATCGCTAACGTATGCCGAAGTCGGCGAGATCACAGATCTTGGTACTCTATCTGCCGAGTATGCAGTAACAGAGCATAACCCTATCGGTGATCGAAATCTGCAAAAGCTGAAAGGCACACGCGACAATGGATCACAAGATTTAACACTTGGCTTTGATACTGTTGATGCTGGCCAGGTGGTTATGCAGACGGCTTTGCTGTCAGATAGCAACTACCACTTCAAGATCGCGCTGAAATCTGGCGACATCGTGTTTTATTCTGGTTTGGTTACAAATTTCAACATCGTTTTCGGTGCTGCGGATGATGTGGTTGGCGCTGAAACGTCAATCGCAATTAATAAGCCGCGCGTTTACGATCCAGCCTAATCCTAGCGGATAGCCTGCTAGTTGGCCTGTCAGCGGCTAGCGGGTTTCTTTATTACTGGCAGAATTAATTTACTGACAGGTGATTTATGACGTTCGATTTAGCAAAACTAGATACGGCAAAAGTAGCAGAAGAAGGCGCCGAATTACGCGTTGCGCATCCTACCACTGGCGAAGATTTGGGTATTAAGATCACGCTGATTGGCACTGACTCGAAAACTTTCCGTGACATTTCAAAAAGTCGCGCTACTGCATCCCTGAAAAAGAAATCACGCGAAATTGATTTAGATCAAAATGAATCGGAATCCATCGAGCTGCTGGCTAAATGCACCAAGGGCTGGTCAGGGATTACTGAATCGGGCAAAGAAGTGCCGTTCAGTTATGAAAATGCCGTGAAACTTTACACAAAATATTTGTGGTTGCGTGAGCAGATCGACCGTTTCATGGCGGATCGTTCAAATTTTTTGCCGAGTGCGTAGAGAGCTGGCGATTGTATGTTGCACATCAGGCGTGGCTCGATACCGCGCCTGAACCAAGAGATCAGAAAAAGCCCAGCAAACAAAAGCCGGTGATCCGGCGTAAATCACGGCAGATCTCAGAGCAACAAAAAGAACCACCGGAAAT